TAGCAATGACCAACAGGTTAATGCAACTCAAAAGGGAACTGCATTATAAATGTGAGATTGGAGAAAAAGGCAAATGGGAATGTATAGGTGCTAACGAGTATCTAAACAAATCTCTTGATATTCTAGACGAATATTGGCAATGAACCAATCATCTGTTATACTGTTGTTATGCTTATCACCAATGGCGGTGGTATTCGTGGTGATTAAACTTGCCATCTGGTTGTCTGAGACAGTAAAATTTAGATCTGAAACAGACAAACTAAAACGAATGCAGCATGGTCCTTACATCGTCTGGGACGATGAAAAGGATGAAGATGACAATTACTAAACCACAACCAAATAGAATCATGGTCTTATCTCAGTACGGTAGAGAGTTAATCTCTAGAAAACAAAAACAAAAATCTCCAACTATTACAACTAAGAAGCAAACAATGGTTAGTAAAGAAGAAGTTGCAGAGATGATAGATTTTGCTATCAATCAGCATAATAGAAACGCTGGTCAAATTAGCATGGTACTTGGGTTTACATTCATGGCACTGTTCGCCGATGGTCTGTTTAGAACACTGGGACTGATACCTCCTTTCATGGGTATTGATGTAAGTATTGTACAAGACGTAGTAGAAGCGATAAAAGATCAAGTATCATCTCAACTGTGAGTTACGATCACTTCATAGTATCAATAAAAATAGTGCAAGCAGTCACGATAGGATTGTTTGCACATTTGTTGTTGCGAATAATGTTTGATCTCTTAGATAAATAATAAGTAGTAGAGATATTAACATGCCTTTAGGCGGAGCAGATTGGTACAAAGAGCAACCAACAAATAGGAACTTTTTAAATCCTATTGGTTTTATTCTTGAACTTGAAAAGTTTGAGGGTGTAGATTTCTTTTGTCAATCAGCAAACCTTCCTGACATTAATATGCCTACAACACAGGTAGCAAGTCAATTTAGAAATTTGCCTATTATACCTGGTGGAGGAATAGAGTTTGGTGATCTAACAGTAACTTTTATTGTAGATGAAGATTTAAAAAACTATAATAGCATATACAAATGGATGCGTGACAATGGTAACGCAGATCAGATGGCACGTGAGACACCAGAAAAAGATATATTTTCTAATGGACAATTATTAATTACTACCAGTGCATACAACCCTGCATTTGTAGTAGACTATCAAAATTTATTTCCTGTAGCACTGACAAATTTGCAATTTGATGCTACAATAGGAGATGTAGAATACATTACTGCACAAGTTACATTTAAACATCAGCAGTTCTTTCTACGTGATAAATCATTTAAGAAAATATGAATTTTGATTCTCTTCATAATAGATTTCAAAAACTAAGAGAAGAGTGGGCAGAAGATAGTCATGTAGACTTTCAATTTAAGAACAAACAATACAGTGCTGATCTGGGACAACTTGCATTAGACATCCCTTTTCAACATAATAAATACTTAAACCATTACACTGACATATCACAGATTAAGACTTCTTTAGAGTTTGAAATTCGTAAATTAGTAAAGGAAAAACGTGAGTATTATTCTGGTGAAGCAGATGCTAAAACGTATGCTGCTAAACCATTTGGATCTCATATAAAAACAACTGAAAAGATGAAGGTCTATCTAGAGTCTGATGAGGAAATCATTAACCTAGAAGCAAAAATCAAGTATCTAGAACAGATGATGTACTTTCTAGATCAAGTTATGAAACAAATTTCAAACAGAGGTTTTCAAGTGAAGAGTGCCATTGAATGGGAGAAGTTTGTTAATGGACAATAATGACACATCTTACAGTAAAGAAAAAGAATGAAGTTTATATAACTATTCATTCTGATGAAGAATACGTCCATAGAGAACTAGCTGACTACTTCACATTTGAAGTACCAGAAGCAAAGTATTTAAAAAAGAATCCCAGATACAAATACTGGGATGGAACTATACGTCTATACTCCCCTGCTACAGGAGATTTGTATCATGGGTTATTAGATCATCTACAGGTGTGGGCAGCAGAGAAGCAATACATTGTAGAGTATGAAAAGAATGATTGGTACGGAGACATAAGTCAAGACAATAAGTTAGTCTCACTACCAGCAGTAAAACATTACATGAAAAAAATCTCTAAGATAGAACCTAGAGATTATCAATATCATGCTGTCTATGAAGCAATAAAGAACAATCGTAAGTTATTACTTTCTCCTACGGGATCTGGAAAATCCCTGATGATCTACTCCATAGTCAGATACTATACTGCCACCGCAAAGAAGATACTTATAGTCGTCCCAACTACATCCCTCGTTGAGCAGATGGTCAATGATTTTATTTCTTACGGGTGGAATGCTAACGACTTTGTTCATAAGATTTACTCTGGTAAAGATAAGAATACGGACAAACCTATTATTATATCAACGTGGCAATCTATCTACAAGTTTCCTAAAAGATATTTTGATGACATAGATTGTGTAATTGGTGATGAAGCACACCTCTTTAAGTCAAAGTCATTGACAGGTATCATGACTAAGTTACACAATGCCAAGTATAGGTTTGGTTTTACTGGTACTCTAGATGGGAGCAAGACTCACAAATGGGTGCTAGAGGGTTTGTTTGGCAAGTGTGAACAAGTAACTAAAACAGATGATTTAATTAAAGAAGGTTACCTCTCTAATTTTAGGATAAAAATACTACTTTGTAAACATGCTCCGCAATACTTTGAATCATACCAAGATGAAATAGATTATCTTGTGGAGCATAAAGGTAGAAATAACCTCATCAAGAATCTAGTCAAAGACCTAGATGGTAACACCCTAGTACTATTTAACTATGTAGAAAAGCATGGTACACCATTATACGAATTGATAAATACTAATGTAGACTCCGCACGTAAAGTATTTTTTGTGCACGGAGGAACTGACGTAGAAGATAGGGAAGAAGTACGCAATCTAACAGAGACGGAATCTAATGCAATCATCGTTGCCTCTTACGGCACCTTCTCAACTGGAATTAACATTAAGCGTCTTCACAACATCGTGTTCGCTTCGCCATCAAAATCCAGAATTAGAAACCTACAATCAATTGGTAGGGTTCTTAGGAAAGGAGAAGGCAAGGACATAGCAACGTTGTATGACATTGCAGATGACATTGGTGGACAAAACTATACGCTGAAGCATTTGAATGAAAGGGTAAACATATACAACAATGAAAACTTTAAATATGAGGTTATAAGAGTCAACCTTAGAGCAAACTAATATGAACGAAGAAGAATTTTATTCAACTATAAAAATCGTAACTGGTGAAGAGATAGTAGCAAAGGTTATCTATCTTGAAGATGAAGATAAGGTTATGCTAGAGGATCCTCTTGTCGTAGAGATGCAGAGGTCAAGGAAAGGTGCATTAGAAATTTCGGGGTTTGCATTTCGTGAATGGTTGAGTGCCACGTTTGATGATATGTTTGTTTTGAATCGAGAACATATTGTAACAATGTCTGAGATAGATCCTACCATTAAAGAATTTTATGAGAAAACATTGGAGAGAATGAAGAGTGGCAAACAACTAGCAAATACTGCAGACAAGTTGCCTAGGAAGTCAGGTTATATCGGGTCGGTGTCTAAGATGAAGAAGTCTTTAGAAGATATATTTAAAAAGAGCTAAAGTTATCCTTGAACCCGCTACACGGTTAGTGTACTGGTTATCTAACAGTTTGTCAAGTACCTTTACAAAACTCCTTTCATTTGCTATACTATAAACATCATTCAACGCAGTAATGAAAAGAAAAAAAACTGAGTACTATGTAAACAATAAAGAATTTCTCGCTGCGATTACTGTTTATCGTCAGAAAGTTCATGCTGCCGAAGAAGCGGGAGAAGCAAGACCTAGAGTTACTAATTACTTGGGGTCTTGTTTTTTAAAAATCGCAACACACCTGTCATACAAACCAAACTTTGTGAACTATATGTTCAGAGAGGATATGATTTGTGATGGAATAGAAAACTGCTTGCAGTACATAGATAATTTTGACCCCGAAAAATCGAAGAACCCCTTTGCTTATTTCACACAGATTATATACTATGCGTTTCTAAGACGTATACAAAAAGAAAAGAAGCAACTAGAAATCAAAGGAAAGATACTGGAAAGGTCTGGATTTGATGAGGTAATGCACACAGACCGATATACTGGTAACATGTCAGGTATGAATGCTTCTTATTCTGACATGGGCAGCATCAAAGAAAACATTGAAACCAAAATGAATCGCTAATGCCTAACGACTTGTATGATGATATGCGTAGATTGAACGCATTGTATGAAGAATTAATGTGGAGTCATGATGATGATCTAGAATTCATTATCGAGAATGGTCGCATTATTATTTTAAATAGAACTCACGAGGACTATATTAAAAAAACACATTAGTTATGAAGGAATTTGATTATGATCTCGATTATAAGAGACTTGATTTTACAGACGAGGAGACTCGTAAACTTTATCGTATTGGAAGGGGAGAGCAAGGAGTTCTACTGGTTCGCCCTTATACTAACGATATCTGTGCTCATTGGAGATTTAAGACACCAGAGATTGCAGTAAAATCATCTAACAAAATTTTTGCTATGTATCTAGACTACAGAGATGAGAAGGATTTTATTGGTATGGATATGTGTCGTAAGTTTCTTGAGATGGGATTTACTAGGTCAAGGAGATATGCCAATCATAGAGATGGTAAAAAGTATGATAAAGAAGGCAATGTAATACCCCAAGAAGATGATCACGCTACTTGTCATTTTGCTAAGTCCGCTAAAATATTTAAGAAAGTTCGTGACATAGTTGCAAAAAATGAAACATATGTTAAAATGAGAAAAGACTGGCGAGCATCAGAATGAATATTTTTGTTACAGATCCATCACCAACTACATCTGCTAGACATCTACCTGACAAACA